ACACACTGAGAAGTACTTGATTCTTCTTAACCCCAGTACCTTTACCTGTGATGTACTTCTTCAGACTAGTAGGTGGAACAACTAGTGGAGTTTTAGCCTCTGGGGTGATACCGTACTGATGTAGGGCTAACTTTACTGCCCCTCCAAGTTCTCCAAGCATGTTAGCCATCTGGCTACCAAATGCGTAACCTTCCATAGCTACGCACCGTACATTAAAGTTGTCTAAGAAGCATTGCGTAATCCGCTGAGCATTTACTAAACGCTCTACGCCAACTCCGTCTAACTTCCACACCTCTGTGTAATAGTTATCGTCATCATCAATAGCAGTCATAGCAAAACCAGAATAAGATTGGTCAATACCTATGGCTACTGCGCCTTTGATATTTGAGTCACCCCAAAATTTTGGATTAGGCATTTTTTTCTCCAACAGCAGTGGCAAACCCTAAGTTCCATGCATTGCTACACCAACGGCACATTCCATCAATTAACTTGATTGGCTTGGTACCTTCTGGCTGATTTTTGCTAGCTGAACAAAGTTGGCATAGGTGCTCTTTAATCATCCTAATCCTACTCTCCGTAATGAAATACAAGGGTATCTCTGTGGTTGTTCAATGCCATCTACAAATTCTTTACACAAGACACAATTACCGTCTACCTCAGCGTGACGGTCTAAATGACGGCTCTGTATCTCTAAATAAGTAGGCAGTTGTTCTTTGCGTTTACGCTTTTGATGTCCATATTGTGCAATTAGTTCTTCTCGTGTTAATTTAGACATTATTTATCTCCATAGAAAAAAGCAGTTATTAGTGCTGCAGCTATACCTATTAGTACAATGTGCATTCCCAACCTAATCATGTTCTTGCTCTTTCTTTTTAGCCAAAGTTTCTTTTAACTTTTCAATATCTATACTAACATCGCACATTATGTTGTAAACTTACTTGCTCGACTAGTAAAGCTACCTGATGTACGACGAGTTAATTCACGGCTAATAAAGTTACACTGACCAGTTACATTTGTGTATAACATATCCATACCTTTACGGTAGTTATGTGCCACAGCATACTCGTAATCAGCATCAATAACTTCTTCTTCTGCCATTACCAGAGCCTTGATAGCAGACACTGTCATCTTAGGTTGTGTGTGCTTAGCACTGTATCGAGCCTCAATAAGGTCTAGTTTTTTCTTAGCCGCCTGTTCATCCATCTCAGCAACAGTTACCTGAGCAAGAATAAATTCTGAATAAGCGATGTACTCTTGCCATAACCGCATAACACCTAGGTCATCTAGGTCTGTAATGTCGTTAGGCATTTTAGGCATTATTCCGTGGAACTCTTGCTCAACCTCAAAGCCCTGTGTATGTAACGTGCTCAAAGTAAGACCACCACTTACGCCTACATTCATCTTAATCATTGTACACCTCGCATTTATAGCATGAACTTCCAGGGTTAATGTTACACCTTGGTGGCTCTTGTTTGTCAATAGCAATCATAATGTTCTTTGCATCATCAAACAAATTGGAAATGCCAAAGTCACTCTTAGGAACCACAAACTCTTTAACTAACTGGTCTACTTTAGACTCGTAGATAAAGATAGCTTCTTTAGGGTGGTTAACTGGGTCCATAATTTCAAGAAGTTTCATGTACACCTGAGCTTGAGCAATATGTACCGTGAATGGTTGACGTAATGCAGCCCAAGCTTTTTTGAAATCATTGCCGTGCTCGCGTAGGTAGTACGGGTCTTCCCAACGTATGGTTCCTTCTCCTACAGACTTAATCTCAAGGAGTAAGTCATCGCCAAAACCTTTTAGCCAACCATCTGCATGACCAGAAATACCATGTTCTTTGCTAAATACAGGTACTTCTTTGTAAGAGAAACCTAACGAACTACCGCAAGATGTACACGGAACTTCTGGGCTTGTATCCCAGAAGGAAGACCTGCAATCATTACAAGACCACTTACCGTGTAGTTTTCCCATATCGCCAAACCAGTTTTGCCAACGGGCATGAATACGATGACCCTCTTCAAAGGTAAGTAACTGTTTAATGGAAGCTTTGTACTTTGATGGCGCAGGTACGGCACCTTGCAGGGTGTAGTACTCTGCTTTGTGGCACCAATCAGGCTTGACCATAGCAGACGGATGAATCACGTTAGTAGCACGTGACGTATCTGCTGGTCTAGATAATAAGTAACGTTCTACTGTACCTACTACGCGAGTCTCTATCTTACCTGCGTCTACCAATTTCTTAAGGTTTCCCGTAGGTTTTGTAGCCTTTGCCATTTTGATGTCCCCTGTTCCATTTCTTTATATAGTTTTTATCTTGGTTTTCGCAGCCTTTGCAGCGTGTTTCTTTAGTTTTACCCAACGGTTTTTGGCACACTTGGCAATACTGATACTTAGATGTGCTGTAAGGAGAAGGTTTAATAACAAAACCTCCACCTGTTTCCTCAACAGTAACGCCAGGCTTTACTGTAACAGATACTCTAGGTGGTTCACACTTGTGAGTCTCACTTCTCCACCAAACTTTACAGTCTGGACACTTAAACGGTGTGTATTCTTTGTCACTCATTAGTTCTCCTTATTGATTTTCTGTGACCCATTGTTGTAACGTCTTACCGTTACGTTCTGCTTTTCTTTTTAGAGCGTTTCTTTCTCTGTGAGATAGCCCACCCCAAATACCATACACTTCATGTATGCTCTCTGCGTATAGCAGGCATTCAATTCGTACTGGGCATTCAGGTTTTCCATCTCGTCCAAGGCATACACCTTTTGATACTTCTGCAATAGGTTTATACTTATCTTTGTCTCTGGGAGGATACCATAGTTCTGTATCCATACCCATACACTTAGCGTCTGCGCGCCAATTCTCTATGTCTAATGGGTCGCGCACCTGCACTCCTGAATCTTTTGACGCATCTCTAGGAAGTCGTTCTCATCTAGCATTATATAGTTTTCGTTGTTTAGATGGAAACCTAAAACAGGCATACGACCATCAAGTATTGCTTCTTTGACAATCTTCTCAAGCACATCAGACTTAACTGTTACTTGTTTCTTACCTGTCCATTTGTGCTCTATCAACAAATCACTAGACCTAACGTCACCTTTACGGCTCCAGAACGCTCCAGATGCAGCAACGGTTCCACCACCAACTGCTTTAGCTAGCCTGTTCTCGTGCTTCTTGGACTGTTTCTGACCCTCAGACTTCATTAGTCTCCTGAACGTACTTAGAGGCTGCACGAACAGCATCTCGTACGTCTTTGTCTAATGCTTCTTTAAGGTCAAGGTCTTCACGGATAGCATTAACTACCGCCTCAGCACCCTGCCACTTCTGGTCCTTGTAACTATAGTAAGCACCTGCTCTGGTAATTATTTTATTAATAATACCTAGGGCAACAATCTCTTTAGCAAAATCATACTCACCAGCAAAACAATTTCCATTATCAAAGTAGAAATCTAGGTATGCTACTTGTGAAGGTGGGGCTGACTTGTTCTTCAACGTACGAATTTTAATCGTCTGCCCTACACGCTTCTTTTCCTGACCAGTTCCTACCTCTAACCAATCATCTCTTTTAACTTCAATTCTAGTAAAGAATGCATAGTTTTTAGCCTCCCCTCCTGGAGTAGTTCGTGGGTCACCGTACATGACACCAATCTTCATACGGTATTGGTTAATTACAATTCCTATGAAAGGACGCTCAAATTCTGTAAGAGACCGCTTGGATGCTTTGCCAACTTTGCGAAAGAACTTGCCTGTAAGAAGAGCACCACGACCAACAGTAGCTTCATCCATGTTCTTTTCATCTTCAGCCATAGGTACTAGCGCTGGTAATGAATCTATGACAACACAATCAACTTCTTTAGTACCTACCAATTCAATTACTGCTTCGTATGCTTCTTCCATAATATTGGTAGAAATTACATAAATGCGAGATAGGTCTACACCACACATCTCTGCGTATGAAGGAACCCATTGTTCTGCAGCAACCCACACTGTAGTAAAATTAGGGTCGCGCTGTTGGTTTGCTGCTACGGTTTTAAGGGCTACTGCTGTTTTTCCGTTTGAAGCTTCACCTACAATTTCATGCCATTGGTTGGTAGGAAACCCGCCACCAAGAACTACGTCTAATGCAAGAGACCCAGTAGTCATACGACCAACTGTGTCATCTCTGATGTCTTCTCCTAGAATAATGGTGTCTACACCAAACTTCTTATTGAGTTTTGCAATTGCCTTCAGTAGTTCGCTATTCATTACTCAATCCTTCCAATGATTCCCTGTGGGTTAAAATTATTTGCAGTACTAATCTGACGTGCTGCCTGAGTAGGTCCAGAGCCTTGACCACCAGAGATTCCCTTGCCCATACCGCTACCAGACTGTACAACTGGGTATCCGCAATCGTAGCATCGAGCCTTTGCAGAAGGGTCTGTAGAGCCGTAGTTTCCACTACCACACCCAGGGCATCTAGACGCGTTTACAGCGCTCTGAGGCATTCTGGGAGCTTCTTGTGGTACCTGTGGGGGTGGGTTATACGGTGTAGGTACAGGAGATACAGGCATTGGGGATGGTCGTGACGGCGCTGGGGCTGGTGTACCCATCTTGCTTGCCCACCAATTATTAGAACTCATCTTCAGCCTCCGATGTAAAACTTCCTGGATTAACAACAATACCCAGTGCTAAAGCAGAAGAGAAACTGCCGACCAGGGCTCCAAGAGTTATGGTTGTGTATATTTCTAATAAGTCTTCATGGGACTTCTCTAAAGATTCTTCATCTACAAGACCCTTTTTAAGAAGAACATCATTCATTGTCTTTACCAAAATCATAGCGTTAATGTCTGACATAACATTTAAGAATGATAGATAAGGAATTACCTGTTCAAGTCTGTCTGCAGACTCACTAAGCTCCATGTCTTCACCCTCTTGACTAATAGGGTTTAAACCAAATGCTTCTGCAAACTCATTAGTGTTGCTTACACCTGTATCATAACAGAACCATCGGAATAATGTACTAAGCGGTAATACTTCTGTATCAACCACAAATTTATCTGATTCGTTAGGTTCTTTTTTATCCCAGAACTTCCAACTCACTTGGCTTCACCCCATCTTTGTACTACTGTAATGTCTGCTACTAACGGTATGTTCAACAAGTTAATGCCCTCCATAGCCTCTCTAATTACGTCCACTGTTTCATCTACCTTATCATCTGGAGTCAAAGTTACCAATTCGTCATGCACTGTAAGGATTAATTTAGCACCATCTGGCAAGTTCTTATGTGCACGAACCATAGCAAGCTTAATAATATCCGCGGCTGAACCTTGGATACGAGTATTAAATGCTTGACGTTCTGCCTGTGCTCTTGTGAACTGGTCCTTTGATGTAATCTCTGGAAGATACCTGCGACGACCTAGAAGCGTAGCCACATAATGTGGTGTCTTTTTCTTGGTTGCGCCCAACACCTTTGCTCGGTAGGAATTAACTGCCGAAAACTTTTCAGAAAAATTATCTAGCAATTGACGAGCCTCAGTCACACTACAACCTATATCTGCAGCAATCTTATTAGGACCAACACCGTATGCCATAGCAAGAACCAATGTCTTACCAGCGCGCCTGTCTACTCCCATAGTCTCACCTACTGTTGTATAGATATCTCTACCGTTAAGGTAGTTATCCATCATAATTGGGTCCGCTGACATAGACGCAATAATACGAGGTTCAATCTGCGAGTAATCAGCAACTACTAGTTTGTATCCTTCTGGGGCTGCAAAAAGGTTTCTAATGGCTTTTCCGTGCGAAGTATGTGGGGCTGGTACATTTTGAAGGTTAGGGTTGCGACTACTAAAGCGACCAGTCTCCGCGCCATGCTGAACAAAATCACAGTGGATACGCCCGTTAATAAGTAGGCTTTCTTTCTGCTCACGTTTCTCTTTACCTCCTGTTGTACGAACTACTTCTCCACCTTTGTAAGGGACTACATAAGTGGTGCTTAACTTGTTAAGGTCTGCATAAGTTAACAAAGCATCCACTAGCGGGTCTACTTTACGGTAATGCTCTAGCGCATCAGCGGCTACAGAATAGTCTTCGTATGTAACTTCTTTACCCTCGTCAGACTTCTTCTGACCAGCGGTAGTTAATAGTTTAGGTTTAAGTCCACGACCACCCTCGGACTTTGGTCCGTAAAGAATAAACTGCTTTTCTTTATTAGAATTAATATTAAAAGGCTTTTGTGCAATCCTAAAGATATCAGCACGAGCTGTTTCAATGTCCAACCGTAGCTGTGCATCCAATTTATCTAGCTCTTCTACGTCAATAGGTGAGCCAGTTAGTTTGACGTCACATAAAACCTCTAAAACATTCATCTCTAGGTCCATGATTACACTTAGATTATCGCTCTCAATACGTGGCGCTAGGTTCTTCCAAAGCAAGAACGTGTACTTAGCGTCAAGGAATGCATACTTAGCAACCTCATCGAACGAGTACTTCTCTACTTCTTTACCTACACCCTTGACCATGTGGTAACCAAACTCGCGCTCTAGACAAGCATCAAGACCACATTTGTTCTTGTTTTTATTGTCAATAATGAATGAGCCAATCATCGTATCAAAGTATGGAGCCGATGGAATCTCACCATCAAAGTACTTAGCTACAGATGTTAAATCAAATACTAAGTTATGACCTACAGTTAATATGTCATTATTAAACATCAATGGACGTAACGCTTTAAACACCTCACCTGGATATAACTGTAAGGGTGGGGAGCTAAAAATCTTGTCTGCTTTTTTCTTATCTTTTGAGTAGTCACTAGCACGTGGAGTAAGACCTGCAGCAACACGCTTTTCACCAGCATCAGTAAGTGGAAAAATATCTTCAAGGAAATCACCGTTTGGGTGACCCATTGGTATTATGTCACAACGACCATGCGTAGCAAATGTAATCCACAATACTTCGTTTACTGGGGTAAGACCGCGGTTATCGCCTACGGTTTCTACGTCAAAAGCAAAAGCATCTTGGGTTAAGTAGTAGTTGACCATATCATTTAATTGGTCAAGTGTAGTAATAATGTTCATGTAAATCCCCTAAAGCCCACCTAGCAAGAAGGGGAAACCTGCTAGGTGGGCAGTCTGTGTGGTATTAGAGAAGGCTGTTGGCAATCTCTACAAGTTCAGCATAGGAATTTTCCTTGATAACTGAACGTGTGTATGATTCAAACTCGCCAATAGCAGCTTCTGCATCAGCTGCATTGATGCTCCAGTCTTCATCAAGGTCACGTGCCTTGATTGCATTCAGGTGGTAGACAGTTGTCTGACGTTCGCCTGACTTACTTAGAGCCCAGAAGTTCTTATTTAAGGGTCCCTGTGGGGAGAAGTGCGCCTGATGTAGTTGCTTAAAGAGACGTGGTGTCGCAGTAAGAATCTGACGTTGAGCAGGGCTTACGCTGAAATTGATAATCGTGAAACCACGCTTCTCTTCAGCACGATGATTCAACACGGTGCAAAGTGGGCAATTGTCACCCAAGCATACGTATGACTTCTTACCTGGCTTACCATTTAGGAAGTGTTGCTTGTAGGTAGCAAAAGGACCGTCAGGGTCAATGAACTTGACTACCTGAATCTCTTCACTGTGCTTGAAATCTACAGGGTAGTTACCTGTAGGTGTGGTTAGTGCTTCTGCAGCATCCCAACCTGAGCCGACAGCAGTGCTTGCGCTCTGCTCTGGACGTGCATTTACATCGAAGTCATCTTCAAAAGCAACTTCAATGTCTGGGGTCTTGAATTCGGGGCGGTTAATTGCCATAGTTTCTATTTCCTTATTTTCACTAGTTGGTAGTTTCTTCTACGCGGAGTTTATCCCACGCCTCAGCAATATCTTTTGTGACTTGCTGGTGATGTGACCACTCTACACGACCTTCGTGTAAAAGTCCAGCCCCATCAAAAATCTCTATAGCAGCCTCAATTTGAGCCCGACTATAAAGTCGGCGACCCTGGTGCGGGTCACCATTCTTATTCGGCTTTGTTGGAAGCCGATAAGGTGATGTAGGTAGATTGCCTACCTTTATCCAATGTCGAACTGTAATTATAGGACGACCTAGTGCATCTGCCAAAGCGCCGAGTGTAAAGAGTTCCATATCTTGACCATTAGGCATGGTCTTGAAGTAGGGACGTGAGTCCCAACTCTTTATCTCTGCTACCTCTTTAGGTGCAGCTTTCTCTTTACGCTTGCGTTTACTACCTGGGTAGAACTCTTCAAGCATTGAGAAAGCGTCTTCTATAAAATCGTTCATTACTTCATCACTAACGCCCAAGTTACCTTAGCAGGGAACATCTTGTCGATGTCCTCTTCGGTAATCAAGCCTTCGTAGTAAGCAGACATGATTTCATCTTCATCTAGAACAGGAACCATCTTGATACATTTATCTTGAAGTCCACGCTCTGCGAGAAGTTCTTCTGCAACGTTAATATCTAATGACTTAGATACACGTCGTTGGCGCATCACTCTATTGATACCTGACACACTGTCGTTAATCTCAACAACAATGTGACCTTTGTCGTCTGCTTCACCTAATTCATTTACACCCGCATTCAAGGATTTCTTGATATGCGTCTGTAGTGAGTTAAGTTCTTCTAGACGACCTTTAAGAACTGAGTTCTGTTGAACCAAGTCTTTTAGTTCTTCGATGTCCATTTGGACCCCCTTAATGTATAGCAGTGATGCTACACACTAATCTATTCGGTGTCAACCTGGGGTGTCAAATAGGCTAGAAGAGCATCAATTATGATACTAGTTACGGTGATTCCCTCTAGCGCGGCTTTCGCTTGGACAGTCCGCCATAGTTCGTCATCAACCCTGATAGTACGGGTAGGTGTTTTAGGTGCATTAGGCATACCTATAGTATACCAACCTGTACTGACAAAAGCACACTAAAGTGCCTTGGGAGGGATTCGAACCCACACTGTACGGTGTTTGAGACCGCGTTCTCTACCAGTTGGAATACCAAGGCGTACCCCCTGCTGGATTCGAACCAGCGACACGCAGGGTAGAAACCTGCTGCTCTATCCCCTGAGCTAAGGGGGCTTGGCTCCCGCTAGTGGATTCGAACCAATAACCTGCCGATTAACAGTCGGCTGCTCTGCCATTGAGCTAAGCGGGATGGTATTCCTATTCTAATACCAATTGTGGTTGTTCCAGAAACCAAGTGCTTGGCATGGTGTTCCATACCGTTTCTTGATGTACCTTAGACCCCAGTTAATTTGAGTACTTGGGCTGGACTGCCAACCTTTACCCATCTTATTTCCTGGTAGTGCTTGAGGTATACCATGAGCACCTGACGAGTGGTTATGTGCAGTAACACGCCAACCACTTTCATTAGTCCATAGTGTGTGTAAACAAGCGAACTGAGCCCCACACCAATCGTATCTAGCCGCCATAGTTGCTTGGGCTAGTCTCTTGTTATATGTGGGTGATGCGTAGAGTACACGAGTGTACGACCTAGATGCGGCTTGCGTCTTGCATATTTTATGTTTCGCATTAGCGTTAGCCTGACCCTGGGCTATAGGTAGCGATACTAGCAAGCTAGTAAGAAGCGCTATAGCGGTGGTCAGACGTTTGGTTTTGTCTAACATTACTTCCACCCTATCAAATAATTGGGTGGAGTTCAACCTGACTTATACAGAAGAAGATAGTATGAACTGACGTAAAGTACCAAGATTTAATTCAACCCCACCCTTATCATCAATCCCTTCACCATCAATAACCGCATTAGCCACAGAACTTTT